GCCCGACGTAAGCCGCAATATTTTCCGAATGCATGATGACCTCCTCTGGAATATCCCACCAATGCTATAGTGAGTATATAAAGGTCATATCATCTACGTTGCGACATTATTTCTGTAACCAGCAATACCGCTGTAGTGGTTCGTGCTAACAGGAACGTCCCGCCATCCCTCAGGAATGTGGCCACCACGAACTGGCAGATGGCGCGCCGGACATTTGGAGGCCTGTCTCATCTTGAAGGCCAGACCGTAAACATTCTCTCTGATGCGAACGTGGAACCACAGAAAGTGGTTTCCGGAGGTGCCGTCACGCTGGAATCACCGGGGGCTGTAGTGCACATCGGCCTGCCAATAACTGCTGAATTCGAAACACTGGATATCAACATTAACGGACAGGAAACGCTGCTGGACAAAAAACAGGTGATCCCGTCCGTTACTCTGGTTGTGAATGCCAGTCGCGGCATCTGGGCGACTACGCCCGGCGGTAAATGGTACGAATATCCACAGCGTGAATTCGAGTTCTACGATGATCCTGTTGATGATGCTACCGGAAAAGTAGAAGTGAAACTGGACAGTAACTGGGGCAAAAACGGACGTGTAAAAATCCGTCAGCTTGATCCGTTGCCGCTGTCTGTTCTTGCCGTTATTCCTCGCCTTACTGTTGGTGGGTTCTGATGATCGATGTTCAAATTATTCCCGCAACCGAAGAGCATCTTCAGATGATTTTGCCGGATGTTCGTCAGGCTGATATTGACGAACTGTATGCGGTATCACTGATGACTACCGAAGATGCGCTGCGTGTTGGTCTTCGCACTGCGACTATGGCCTGGTCAGGATTTGCGAACGGAGAACTGGTAACCATGTTTGGCGTATCTCCGGCGTCAATGATCGGTGGCAATGGTACTCCCTGGCTGGTAGGAACCAGCCGTATTGAAAAATATCAGAAGACATTTCTTCGCCACTGCCGCCCTGTATTGCAGCAGATGCTGGCAGTTTATCCGCGCCTGGAAAACTACGTCGACGAGCGAAACCATGTTGCCAAAGCATGGCTGCACTGGCTTGGATTCAGGCTTGAAGAAGCCGCGCCTTATGGTGCTCTTGGTCTTAATTTCCACAGATTTCACATGGAGAGAAAATAATGTGTAACCCAGCCATCGCTTTGGTTGCCGTCACAGTGGCATCCACAGCCGCGTCAATGTACAGCCAGAGCAAGCAGGCAAAATACCAGTCAGCCATAGCTGATCGGAATGCTGAAATTGCTGAAGCTCAGGCACAGGATTCAATCAATCGTGGGAATATTGAAGCGGATCAGCGTCGTCGTGAAATGCGTCAACGCTCAGGCACTGCGGCGGCCACTATGGGGGCTACCGGTGCGGAATTAAGTAGCGGAACAGCTCTTGACGTTTTTGCGGATAATGCTCAGTTCGGCACTCTTGATGCGTTAACGACAGTGAATAATGCTCAGCGTGAGGCATATGGGTATCAGGTTCAGGGAATGAATGCTCAGGCACAGGGGGCTGCTGCTCAGTCGGCTGCTAAATCATCGATGACCAGCACTTTGTTAACGGCACCACTAAAAGCATACGGTGCATACCAGATGGGCGGCGGAACGTGGAGCCCGTTCTCTCAGAAGGCTGCGCCGATTTCTGCTGCTGTTGGCACTCCAACCGGTCGATAAGGGGATAATAAGATGCCAGTTGTACCAACAACATCGGGCCGTCAGGTTCAGAGCAGAGGGATTTCGACGCAGGGATTCTCATCGTTTCAGACACCAAATGTCGGTGATGTACTTGGCGATGTTGCAGAGCAATATGCAGGTATTATTGCGCAGGCAAAACAGCGTGCGAATGTTGCTATGGCTCAGGATGCTTCTCTTAGCTTAAGCCAGATAAGCAGCGATCTGCTGAATAACCCTGAAACAGGTTTGCTTAACCTGAAAGGGAAAAATGCTATTGGAAAAGGTCAGGAGTATACGCAGCAGTTTGATGCTCAGGTCGAACAACTGGCTATGTCGCTGCCGGATGAACAGGCTCGTAATGCTTTCATGCAGCAGGCGCAGCAGCAGCGCATTCAGTTCACTACGCAGGCCGGGCGGCACGAGATAGGGCAAATAAATGCCTACGAAGAAGGCCAGTTTCAGGCTACGCTGCTGAACAATGGTAAAAATGCCGCAGCATTGTATGGCGACAACGCCGCATACGTATTGGCTAATAAGCAAACTTTCCAGCAAATTGAGGATTACGGCATTGCACATGGCTGGAGTGACGAGCAAATCCAGGCCAAGAAAATCGAGTTTAAAGAAGCAACAGCAAAAGCAACTGCTCAAAATGCTATTGGAGCAAACTATCTTCAGGTAAGACAGCAAAACGGAGAGTTAAGCGATACTGCTGCTGGTTCTCGCCGTGCTGTAGCAGATAGTGGCTCTTCCGATCGTACCCGCGGTATACGCAACAATAACCCCGGCAATCTTGAATACAGCAAAACTAATCCGTGGGTTGGGCAGACTGGTGATGATGGTCGCTTTGCCAAATTCGAAACCCCTGAACACGGTATTCGTGCATTAGGGCGGAACCTGATGTCGTATCAGCGGCAGGGTATTGATACCGTCAGCGAGATAATTAATCGCTGGGCACCGCCTACTGATAAAAATGACACTATGTCGTATATCAAAGCAGTGTGCGAACAACTTGGCGTTTCTGCTGATGAGCCTCTCGATGCATCAAATCCTGATACCCTGAAGGCGCTTTGTGCAGCCATTATCCATCATGAAAACGGTAGCCAGCCATACAGTGATCAGCAGTTAACTGCAGGTGTTAGTGCTGCGCTGGGGCTTTCTCAGCTACCGACAAAAAATAAACGTTATACCGGTGTAGCCTGGTTCGATGCTTTAAGTGAATCAGATCAGGCCAGCGTGTTGCGACAGACTGATGCACTAGCCAGACAACAGCAGGCTGAATATAAAACGATGCTCGACAGCCGGGTTCGCGATGCGACGGCTGCGTATATGCGTGGCATTGAATTTCCTAACCCACCTGGTGAGGATGATTTTATTGCAGCTTATGGAGTCAGAGAAGGAAACCTGCGATATACCGAGTTTAAGAATACGCAGATCGCCGGACAGTATATAGGCTCTTTCCGCAACATGCCGACAAGCAGCATTACAGCATATGTTGAGCAATTACGCCCGGATACTGGTGATACAGGGGAGGGGTATGCGGCACGCGCAACTCTTTATGACAACGTTGTTTCGGCTGCAAATCAGGTGATAAAGCAGCGGCAGTCGGATCCTGTGCAGTTCTCTCTTGCCTCCGGACAGGCAAAGCCTATCGACATGAGCAATAAGGATAACTTTGGACAGAGCGTTGCCTTGCGTGCCGCTCAGGTCAGTGACCTTGCTAAGTCATATGGCACTCTACTGACGTTCTTTTCCAAAGACGAGGCCAATCAGATCGGTGTTTTCTTTCGTGATGCTCCAGTTTCCCAACAGGCAGCATATCTCGATACCATCAGGCAGAGCACTGGTGGTGGGCAGGTGTATATGTCAGCACTACAGCAGATCAGTGCCAACGCTCCATCTGCTGCCGTTGCCGGGATACTGATGGATAAGCCTGGTGGTATTTTGGCAGAAAAAAACTGGTTTAATCCGGATGTTTCCGTGTCTCCTGAAACCGCTGCGCAGACAATTCTTGCTGGCGCGGCGGCTCGTAAAGGTACTGATGATGCGAAAGGTATTCCGATGCCTAAAGATGCTGATCTTCGCCTTGAGTTTTCTGACATGGTGAAGGATGCATTTGCTGGTGACGCTCAGGGCGCATCAATGGCATACGAGATCGCAAAGGATTATTACGCTGGTGTGATGGCGAAAAAAGGCGTGGTATCAGGCGAAATTGACAATGATGTCTGGAAACAGGCTGTTAACGTAGCTACAGGTGGCGTGCATGACTATAACGGAATGGGGAATGTCCTTTTGCCGTGGGGAATGTCTGCAGAGCAATTCGATAAGCAGGTTAATCAGGCTTGGAATGAACAAGTTGTCGGCTCCGGGATAAAAACACCGCCTGGTCAGTATGGTTTGCAAAGTTACGGCGATAGTCAGTACCTGGTGAAACTTGGTACTGGTTATCTGCTGAAAGATGATGGTTCTCCCGTTGTTCTTAATCTGACACAGAAGCGTCAGAGATTCTCCGGAGATATTCCGCAATGAGTTACTTTGGCCTTAATCCAGTAAACCAGAATCAGCAGCTTGACGAAGCAGCATCAAATCCAGCTGGCTTTAACAGCGATGTTGGTTTTTTCGACAATGCTGTAGGAGCGGCATTGTCTGGTTTGTACTCCGGGCTGGTGGCAAAGCCAGATCAGTTGCTATGGGCAGGGATGGATAAAATCGTATCCCCGATTGCTCAGTTTGTTAACGAAAACACCTCGATCAATGACACTTCAGTTTCATACATTGCTGAGCAGAGAAAACTAGCAGAGCAGCAGGTTAAGCGGCTGACGCCTGATGCCGCGACAACCGGAACCGCCGGGCAGGTCCTTTATGGGTTGTTCGATATGGGCGGGCAGGCTGTTGTCGGTACAACGCTCGGTGGTCCGGTCGGAGGTGCTGCGGCGGTAACTTCTCTACAGGGTTTTTCTGAGTTTGAACGGCTTACAGCACAGGGTGTTGATTTCAGGACGGCGCAGGAAGCGGGATTAGTGCAGGGTATTACTGCTGGTGCCGGAACACTGATCCCTATGAGCCTCGGGTTACGTGCTGGTGGTGCGCTGGCGGAAGGTGTGGCGGCTCAGCTTGCGCGGACGGGTGAAAGTTCAGTGCGACGCGCCGCAGCAACAGCAGTACGTGCAACGCCAGATATTGCCTATGCCGCAGGTACAAATATTGCGTTCGGTATGGCACAGCGTGGGCTTACTGCAAAAACGCTTCGTGATGGTGGCTATAGCGAAATGGCTAACCAGTATGATGTGTTGGATCGACAGGCAATTGCTATTGATGCTGTTCTTGGGGTGGCGTTTGGTGGTGTCGGCAGATTTATTAACTCTCGCGGCGAGTCTACAAGCGCACCAAATTTTTCACCAGTTGATATCGATGCTGCACTGGCGGCGAATGCCGCTCATCATGCTGAAATTGATATTGCTCCCGGCGTGCCGATCAACGTGCTTTCGCGTAATTCGCACATTCAGGCTCTGCGAAAAGCCATGTCTGATGTTAGCCAGGGGAGACCTGTAGACGTTGCCAGCATTGTTGAGTCTGCATCTTTCAGTGAAATTCCTGGACGCAAGAGTCTGCTGTCTCAGGCAGTTAATGAGGCTCTGTCATCTGTAGATGATGGAGTAACGGCGCGCGCTATAGAAAATCGGTTGCTTGAAGAACAGGCCGCGCAGCTTTTGCCGCGTGGCGATAGACAGGTTTACCAGTCTGAAATCGCTAATAGCCAACGAATTATTGAAAATCTCACTGAACAGCGCGCACAAATTCTTGCAGAAGATCCAGCCGGTAGCGGTAAGGCTTTATCTCGTGCTCGATCAGATAAACAGGCCAGACTTCGCGATATTGACCAACGAATCCGGCAGGCACAAGAACGCCTGGAATTTTCTCGTAACGCGTTGGCACCGCATGAGCCTGGCGGTCAGTTTTTTGAAGCTCGAGCAGAACTGGCTCGGAGACAGCAGGCAGAAAGTGAACTTAATGCTCAGGCTGTTTCATTCTATAAAACAGCAGAGGTCAGGACGCCAGACGAAGTAGCTCCTTTTGAGCCTGATAAAATATTGCAACAGGCAGAACAAAAAATGATGTCAGATCAGGCAGGAGATATTGATTTGCGCATAGCTGAAGACTCGCTGCTTGAATCACCTGACATGATAATCACCGTGCTGGATGATGATGGTAATCCACAATCGCGCAGTGCGCGTGAAGCACTGGATGAAGCGAACAGGGAAAGTGAGCAGGCAATACAGGATTCCAGCCTGTTTGATGTCGCTGTGGCGTGTTTCTTGAGAGGTTAAATTAAATGAGACAGGAATGTATACAAGCGGTTCAGCAGGCGGCGCAGCGCATGTTAACGGCGCGAGAAATACAGAACATTGAAGACCGCATTTATCGAAATATGCGCTCCATTGCTCGTGATGACACTATGTCGTGGCGACAACTTTCCGAATCAGAGCGGCTATATCGAGCAGCACAATTGGCATCTGAAGAATTACAGCGAGAAGCGGCATTAAATAAACGTCGTGTGGCTCTCACTATAGCCGCGCGTCAGAGATTGGATAAATTTATCAATAGCTATCAAGGGGCTGATGGGAAACTTGGCGCTCTTAACCGTACTATAGCTTTTAATGCAGACGGTAAATCTAATTTCCTCTCTGTTGAATCCAGAACAAAAGCCACCCGTGATTATGCATTGAGTCAATTGCAGGAGGCATTCGAAGCAGTTGATCCTCGCTTTTTTGGTCTGTTTGAAGATGAAGCGGGCGTACGTGACCTGGTATATGAAATGCGGGGGCAAAATACTGGCAATGCTAAAGCAAGAAACGGTGCTAAGGCGTGGAGAGAAGTTACAGAGCTGCTGCGCCGCCGGTTTAATGATGCTGGTGGGGACATTGGCTATCTCGAAAACTGGGGGATCCCTCAACATCATTCTATGGAAAAGGTTGGGGCAGTATCAAAGGATAAGTGGGTTAGCGATGTTATAGGTAAGCTGGATCGCAAATATTATATCCGAGCCGATGGACAACTGATGAACGATGCCGAGTTGTCTTCATTTCTTGGAGAGGCTTATAACACGATCGCTACTGGTGGGCTGAATAAGCTTACTGATACCGGAATGCGAATTTCCGGCGCACGTGCTAACCGTGGTAATGCATCACGACAGATACATTTCAAAGATGCAGATTCCTATCTGCAATATCAGCAACTTTATGGCGATCGCTCTCTATGGGAAATCATGGTCTGTCACCTGGAAGGTATCAGTAAAGATATTGCACTGGTGGAAACATATGGCCCAAACCCCGATCATGTTTTCCGCTCTCTTCTTGATCAGGTGAAGGCAGAAACGGCAACAGCTAACCCGAGTAAAACCGGTAAAGTCGAGCGGCTGGCGAACAACACAGAGAATCTGTACAACTTTATTTCCGGAAAGACACAGCCTGTAGCGAATCCGCACATCGCGCGATGGTCTGACAATATCCGCAACTGGCTGGTTGCCAGCAGACTCGGATCCGCGTTGCTGTCATCGTTCTCTGATCTTGGAACCATGTATCTGTCTGCGAAGGTTACCAACCTTCCAATGAACCAGTTATTCCGCAACCAGCTTGAAGCTATGGACCCAACGAACCGTACAGAACTTGCGCGGGCGCGCCGCGCTGGTCTGGCGATGGAATCTCTACTTGGCAGCGTTAACCGCTGGGCGATGGATAATATGGGGCCGTCAGTGTCTCGTTGGGCGGCAACGGCGGTAATGCGTGCCAGTGGGCTTACAGCATGGTCAGATGCGCACAAGCGCGCCTATGGCGTAACCATGATGGGAAGCCTGGGAGAAGTAGTGTCACGGACACCAGACCTTCGTAGCCTCGATGACTCTGATTTTCGTATCCTGAAAAGCAAAGGGATTACTGACACAGACTGGAGCGTATGGAAGCTGGCGAAACAGGAGGACTGGGGGAACGGTAATAATACGATGCTGACACCGGAAAGCATTATGCGTATCCCTGATTCAGCAGTTAAACATCTTGGTGAGCCTGAACGCGTGAAATTTGAGGCAATGCGTAAACTGCTCGGTGCCGTAACTGAAGAAGTTGATATGGCTGTTATTACACCGGGAGCACGTGAGCAACTGATAACCGGTTCTGGTATTCAGCGTGGAACATGGAAAGGTGAATTAACGAGAAGTGTTTTCCTGTTTAAATCGTTCCCTATCTCGGTTGTTATGCGTCACTGGTCACGCGCTATGGGTATGCCGTCTGCTGGTGGGCGTGCGGCATATATTGCGACGTTTATTGCCAGTACGACCATTCTTGGCGCTTTGTCGCAGCAACTTAACGACCTTGCGTCTGGTCGTAATCCTCGAGAGATGACAGGAGAAGATGCCGCAAAATTCTGGCTTGGTGCTCTACTGAAAGGTGGTGGTCTTGGCCTTTACGGTGACTTTTTATTGTCAGATCACACTAGGTACGGAAGCGGCGCGCTGGCGTCGATGCTTGGCCCGGTAGCTGGTCTGGTTGATGACGTAGTGAAGATTGCTCAGGGCATACCGTTAAATGCTGTGGAAGGGAAGAGTGAGCAGACTGGTGGTGATCTGGTGAAGCTGGGGAAAGGTTTGATGCCTGGTGCGAATCTCTGGTACTTGAAGGCGGCTCTCGATCACATGATCTTTAACCAGATGCAGGAGTATTTTTCACCAGGCTATTTGCGTAAAATGGAGCAACGTTCGAAGAAAGAGTTTAACCAGACATACTGGTGGCGACCACAGGATGTCACTCCGCAATAAAAGGAGATATGATGGTTCAAATAACTTTTATTGTACTAATATGTGCAGCGTTTTTATGCTATTCATACATTTTGATAAAAATGGGTTTCAATTGGAATCTCTGTTGCGTGCAGCGGCATGGTTCGGCTTTGTAGTATTCGGAATTGTATTGTTCGGAAGAATAATAAAATAACTAGTTAATTTGTGGATTGGTGCTGTTTTTCCATGATAGGGGTAATTATGAGAAAAGTATTTTTGATTTTTGGATTTATGCTTCTCGTTGGATGCCAGTCAGCTGCACAGTTTGAAAGAAATATGCTTACGTGGCGCGGGCAGAGTATAGACGCAATGGTTCAGCAGTGGGGGTATCCTCAGGGAGAGCTTACATCTCCAGATGGAAACAGAGTGTATGTTTACTCAAGCTCTGGTAGTTATAACGTACCACAAACCACAACGTATAATACTACGTCTAATCTAATTGGTAATACTATATATTCAAACACATACGCAACAACTGATGGCGGTTATACACTCCATTTCAGTTGCTCTGTTTACGTTGAGTTTGGTGCTGATAAGATTATTAAAAATGTTACATGGCGCGGTAATAATTGCGTTGCGTGACATGTCACAGGCCGCTTTCGCGGCCTTGTTTTTAACGAATGCCACCGCCACCCGGGCGGGAATCCGCAGAACGCCCACCGCAGCGGGAGCCGTCAGCGGCAGTATCGCTGTCGTGCTGACAACGACCGGCAAAGGCCTGAGTTGAAGCTACCAGAGACAACAAAACGAACAGTGCAGCAAATGCTTTTTTCATTGTGAAATTTCCATCTATAAGCCACCTCAATGTGGCGTCAATGAGTGTAGCACTGACTTTTGTTTCGTCCACAAAAAAGCCCGCAGCGCGGGCTATTCTTCTTCATCATTAAAAAGCGGATTGTTGTTTCCATCTGATGAAAGGAAAGGTATGTGTTCTCTTGAAAATCCAACAATGACAATTTCATTATCATTTTTTGCATAATGAATGCATTCATTAGAATGCCTTCCGCCAGGGTTGAAATTTAAGTTAATGGTATAATTCTTAAATGTGTTTGGATACCATGTTGGCCCACAATGATAATGCCAATAATTCTCTTGCTCATAATTGTCTGAGCCGGGAATTTTATCATGGTTATCATCAACCCACGAGGGCTTGTTTTTTCCAACAAGCGCCCTTCCATTGGCAACATCCTCTAAAAAACTTTGTATGATTTTTATTTCATCATCAGTAAGGAAAGGTCCGTCTACAGCGAAAGGGGTGTTGCTTTCCCCATGTAGAAAACTATTAGATATTCTAATGTTAAACTTCAAGGAAAACTCCTGATGTGCTTCTATTTGGAGCGAAATGCCGCCTTGAAGTCGCTGAAAGATGTTCCTGTCTGGTAAACCATATCCTTGTCGCGCTCTTTGCTTGCGCGGCCAAGCATAACTTTTCCAATGACATCCCAGCATTGCTTGGCTTGTTCATTGTGCTGAGTACGATTTTTCAACGCTGTCATATCGCGCCTCCTTTACCTTTAAGGTAATAGTACGCTATTCACCCACAGTCTGCAATCTGTACAGAATTATTTAAAGGCACATCCCTGTGCCACCGCCCGTCAGAAGAACCCTGCCTTGTCGTTGATGTACTCCGCGTGCGTCTGGATATCACGCAGGCATTTGCTCACACCGACGATGTAGCAGAACATGGTGGTCAGCTCCGCCGCCGCGCCCGATACGTCGTGCCCGTCTTCCTGTAACTGGTTCAGCAGATTCATCAGCAGTGAGTTCTCCGTCAGGCCGAGAACACCAGACGGCGAATGAATCAGGCTGCGGTAGCCGGGCTTCAGCGGGGCACTGTATTCTTTTTTGTCTTCCAGCTTGATCGCCTCCATAATGGCGGGCATGAAGCCTGACAAGACCTTCTCCACTTTTGTTTCTTGTTGTCTTAAACGTTTCTCGCATTCAATGAAGTAGCGTCGTACCTGACGACCTTTTTCGTTACGCTCGACCATCGCCAGCTCTTTGGCTGTATCAAGGGTGAGGTGGTACTCTTTGCGGTTGTGGCCGCCTCTACCAGATGTTTGCTTTCCCAAATTGGAAAGCAAAATATAGTCTTGATTTTCAATGAATTCGTATTCTGATATGCGATTTGTAATCCATGCTGCAAACACCTTTTTAACACCTAAAAAAGCGTGCAGATCGCGGGCATTACAAAGTAGGGCTGTTTCGTTAGATATAGTGCCGTTGAATACGGGGATGAGTTGAGCGTTCATGATGGCGTCTCCACTTAGCGAATTACATCACCACCGCTGAGACCAATCAGATGGTGGTGAACTGAACGGAGTTGGTCTTACCGGCCTAAGTGGTACCGGCGTCCTTTCGGACCCCCATTCAGCCCACCATAATTCTGGCATGACTGTGCTATACGCATAAAAAAACCACGTCTGGCGTGGTATGCGCCACTTAGTAATCCGGGAGACCAATCCCGGCACTGGATTTTGCCAGTGCCCGATTACTATGGCACAAGAGGAGTGCGATGTAAATTTACCGCAAAGGTAAATATAAGCACTCCATTTGGTAATTGCAAACCTTATCTGGTTTGTTTTCGTAATTGTTCGGCACAATAGTCGAGATGTGTTTGCAGATCCTGCATAGACATCTGTGAGCTGGTGACGTAGTTAATCAGTGCAGTCAGTTCGGCAAGTGGGCCATCGACATTAAATCCATCCTTATCGAGATCCCGGAGTAATTTCATCAAGTGCGATCCCTCCACCAGTGACCTGACGCCTCCCGGCGTGTGAATCCTTTCGGTAAATCCGTCTTCCAGTGGATAGTGATACTGCTGCATCTTATCTTCTCCATGCAATAACTGTATGTTTATACAGTAACAAATAATTTGTTTGCTATCCAGCACGTTTTGCAAATTACCCGAAAGGTAATATCTATTGGTATTTATAGTCTTTTTATCCATATGTGGTTTTTCAGGTAATAGAATAACCAGATATGCGGCGCAACGGGTGCTGCGACTATCTGGAGATTTAACATGACGGTCTCAACCGAAGTTGACCACAACGAATACACCGGTAACGGCGTTACGACATCGTTTCCGTATACTTTTCGAATTTTCAGAAAATCAGACCTGGTTGTTCAGGTGTCTGACCTGAACGGGAACGTAACAGAATTGGTCCTGGATACCGGTTATACGGTAACTGGGGCGGGCACTTATAGTGGCGGTTCTGTGGTTCTTCCGTCTCCGCTTGCTACTGGATGGCGAATTACGATAGATCGTGTGCTTGATGTAGTGCAGGAGACAGACCTTCGCAATCAGGGAAAATTTTTCCCCGAAGTGCATGAAGATGCCTTTGACTACCTGACGATGCTGATCCAGCAATGTTTTGGGTGGTTCAGACGTGCATTGATGAAGCCCTCTCTGCTTGCAAAATATTACGATGCAAAGCAAAACAAAATTTCTAACCTTGCAGATCCATCATTTGAGCAGGACGCTGTAAATAATCGCTCAATGCGTAATTATGTTGATGCTGCAATTGCCGGGGTTGTTGGTGGTTTTGGTTGGTTTATTCAGTATGGTTCTGGGGCTGTGTACCGAACGTTCCAGGATAAAATGCGTGATGCTATTAGCCCCAAAGATTTTGGAGCTGTTGGTGATGGTATAAATGACGACTCCACTGCAATAAGCGCGTGCCTTGAAGCCTCATCTCCAGGTTATAAAATTGACGGATTAGGGCTTACTTTTAAAGTATCAACTCTTCCGGATGTCAGTCGATTTAAAAATGCTCGTTTTTTATTTGAGAGAATACCGGGCCAGCCTCTTTTTTATGCTTCTGAAGATTTTATCCAGGGAGAGTTATTTAAAATTACAGATACACCGTGGTACAACGCCTGGACGCAGGATAAAACGTTT